TGTATATATTTGACGTTTAAATTCTGCTGTAGGATCTGGTGTGCCTAATGGATTACTGCCACCACTAAAATTCGCAGCGTCAAGAAATCTTGCCATTGTTCTAATTCTTGTAAACGTAGCACCTGTTAAATCATTGCCAGTAGTTGTTTGATTAACAAGTAATAAAATAGCTGATATAGTTCCTAACGCATTACTTACAACAAGTTTTGGTCTTGGTATTTGACCACGTTGATATGCAAAACCTGTAGCTTCTATAGGAAATCTGAGGTATGAATTACCAGCCCAAACTATCTCACCATTTGCGTTTAAGTTACTGCCAGCGTGAAATCTATAAACTGTATTTGCACCATGTAAAGAGTTGTCTAGCTGTAGTGTAAAAAGTTCAATAATTGCCGAAGGATTTATTTTTTGAACTTCACTGAATACAGGAGCAGTACTCATGGTTCAAATACCTCTCTAAATGTAACCTGTATCGTAGCTCTGTTTAAATATGGAATTGATTTATTCCATGTTTCGCAGACAAACTTAGAAGAACTAGCTTCTCCAGGTGGAGTAAAATCAAAACTGGCACTATCATTTGCTCTTGCATCTAAGAATGTTTCTATAGTATCTGCATCTGTTTCTGATACTTCAAAAGTAAGACTATAAACTTTAGGATTTTGATGTTCTGCTAGTCCAAATAATATTCTATGTTCATAGCCATCGGCAAATCTTACTGTTCTAGTATTTGGTGCGGATCTTTTTTGTACTCCGTAAGTAGGTGCTATTGAAGGAAAAGTAGCCATTATGCAAGTAAACCTCCAGGTCTTTTTTCATTAATTAATTCTGATTGTATAGCTGCTGATATGATTCGGCCAAGTTCTCTGCTGTTTTGCTCATCGCCTTCAACAGAAGAACCAGAGGCATCTACGTTTACTATTACATTTGTTGAGCCACCAAGTGCATGATTTGGTGTAATCATTCCTGATACACCTGGGCTAAACATCTCAGGCCCACGTTCCCCAACAAGATACGACTTACCTCCTGTAACTGGTCCACCCTCTGCTTTTGGTGTGATATTAAAAGAACCTTTAGGAACAGTATTTCCATATCTTGCTATGTCTTGGTTCACAAGTTGTTGAGTACTAGGTAGTGAAGGAGTTAAAAAATTCTTAAATAAACCAAAAATACCTGATCTTATTTGTGCAGCTAACATTTGTGCAGCCATATCCGCAAAATGATCTGCTGTACGTTGAAAGAGATTTCTTAATGCTTCTTGTGCAGTCATTGAACCTTTTATAAGACCCTTAAATGATTCAGAAAAACTATTACCAATACTTTTTCCTAAAGCATCAATTTGAGTCAAAGGTTCTAATAATCTACTTAACTCATCTACAGGAGCTTGAATAATTGCTTGTCTTTCTAACTCTTTATTAAAATCTTTTTGCACTTGTAATAATGCTTTGGCTTGATCTATTTTGTTTTGAAAATCTTTAGCAGACTGTTCTCCCCTTTCAGTTTTTAACTCATCAACAGTAAGTGCTCTTAACTGACCATCATCTCTGCGTTTAACACCTCCCCTAAAAGGATTAAGTAAGTCTAATAAATTAACTCTTTCTTCTTCAGACTTTACTATTGCTTTGTTCTTAGCAAAAACCATATCTAGTAATTTTAATTCGGCTGATCTAGCTCCATTGGTTTTTAAAACATTTAATGCTAATTGTGCTTGTTCCAAACTTAATTCCTTTGACAGTTGGGGTAAAGCGGAGAGTATTGATTTATTACTTCCTAAACCAGAAAGGGTATCAAAAACACTTTCACTCCCAAACACTTGATTTAAAGCTATCCTTGCAGTTGCTCCAAATTGCTTAAAAGAGTTTAGTGCTGCTAATGCTTCTTCTTTTGCCATTCCCATAGATTTACCAAACTGTGTAACCTGTCTTGCTGTAAGTGAAGATGCACCACCTGTAGCCTGTATGGATTTGTTTAATCTGTCTATCTGTGTTCTAAATTCTTGTGCTTGTTGGATTTGAGTTAGTATCGCAGTTGCTACAAGACCTCCTGCAAATCCACCAGTTTGACCTCCTAATAATCCACCGATAGCACCACCAGCAAAACCAGTTGCACCTCCAGCTAGTCCTTGTCCGAATAAAAGTGGAAACGAACCACTTATCAATGCTCCTGATAGAACACCACCGCCTCCACCAGCAGCTACGGCTGGTGCTGGTTTTTTCTTACCCTTACCAGGTACTCTTGTTGGTGTTACTGCTTTATTGTTTAATGCGAGTTCTTCTTTCTTAAGTTTATTCGTTATTTTTAGTTCTTTATTAATTTTTTTCTGTGCTCTTTCTTGTTTTAGTAGTAAGGCAGCCTTATCTCTTTCATTCTTTAAAAGAATTTTAGAATCGCCTTTTTTACCTTGTGCTATTGCATTTAACTTGCTTATTCTTCGCTCAAGATTATTTAATTGCCTGTTAATGTCTCTAACATTCAGCTTTATATTTACTTCGTAATTAGAGCCAGCCACTAATTTATATAAAACATTGATTCTAGTTTAGCGTACCTTACGGTATTGAGCTTTCTTTTGTGCATCTTGATAGGCTTTTTCTTCTCTTTCGCCTTTTAATTTAAAGTAAGCGTTCCAGCCATACAGTTCTTCTAGGCTCATATTTTTCTTTAAATGAGCCAATGTTATGCCTAAAGTTTCTGCTACAAAAAACTGCAAGTATAAATAATGGTCTTTAGTCAGTTGTGCTTTTTACGGCATCAGGAGTAGCCTCCTCGCCCAACTCTTGCATTTTAGTCATAAGTTCTAGTATTACTCCTAATGGTATTTCTCTTCTTAAACTGGCTTTGTCTCCTTCAGTAAATAGCCTTTGCCCATTTTCATCTTCAGCTTTATTTATTATTACCTGAAGAGCAAAATCTAAACTGTTTTCTGTTTGAACTCTGTTGGAAGCTATTAGAGTATCATTTATTGCATCTCTATCAGCAATAGTTAGTGGTGTCCAATATACAGTTAAAATTACTTCGCCATCTTTGTATATAGGGTAGCTACTTCTTTTACCTATGCTAAACGCTTGCTTTAGCTTGTCGATTGCTCTTTCTGATGCCATAAAGTTGGATAGTGTATTATTATACTATACTACTACTTTATTATTTAAAACCAACTTTTTTAAATGCTTTGTTTATATCTTTGTTGATAAGCCCACCTAACGTATAGACGTTGTACCAGTTTGGTCCTTTTCTAGCAGTTAATTTGTGCTCCTTACCATGTTCTGCGTATGTAACCTGTTTGTTTTTAAGGTTTGGAAGAGTTTGCCCTGGAGCGTTTATTGCAAAACCAGCATACTTAGCTCTGTTTCCTACATATAAGTCTTGACCCATTTTTGCTGTGGGTACTCTTGCGTTTTTAAATACTCTTTGTGTTCTAGCAGGAATCATAAAATAAGGTGTATCTGGGTTTCTCTTTCGTGTAGGTTTTACAGGAGTTTTGGATACGACCCAATTCTCTCCAAATGTTCCTGTCCACCACGGACCATCTTCAGTTAGAGAGTGTACTATATCTTTTGCTAATTGTTTTCTGCCTTTTAGGATAACTTTTCTTAAGTCAGTAGGCAGTTTTGAAATTGACTTTCTGCTAGGCATTGGCACTAAAGTCGCAACTAACGACTGTTAAGAAATGGGTGTCTCCTTCTACGGTAACAGCAGTTGGTCCTTCTATCTCGGAGACTCGTGGGCTTACTGCAAATTTGTCTACATAAGTAGAGCTATTTATAGAGATTAATCCTGTTATTACAGATTGAGCAACAGCAGATGCCACAGAACTTCCACGGTTAGGTGGTGTCATTATTCCGCATCTGATTGAACCTGCGTAATATGTTTGTGCTGCTCCCTGTGGTTGAGTAGTAGCTTGGCTAAAATTAAGATTTACCATCACATATTTTTTATCTCTGCCTGGTGTGGAGAAAGGCATATTATCAAATATTACGTTTACCGTTGGGTCGGTATCGTTTACTGATGTGAGTATTGCATTTTCAAATGCTGCTCTTGCTTTTATTAGACTCATTAGAAAATAACGTCAATACGGAACAGGTATTCCTGTCCTCCTTTTAGTGTGCGAATATCTGTTATCTTTGCTCCTCTTGTCGATCCAGAAAATGTAAGTGTTATCTCGTCTTGAAGTAGAGGTTGGCTGTCACCAATTAAATCAGGTGTTATATAGAGTCTGGCGGTGTTCTCTTGGAAACCTGATTCTTCACTGGACTGTACAAATTCTATAGGAACTTTAATGTTGTAGGTTGTATCGACTGTATGGAACTCACCTGAGTCTGCGTCATAGCTAGATATACCCTTTCGTGTGTAAATAATTGATGAGTCTAATGAGTTCCCAAGTTGAGACACCACCTGTTTGGCTATCTTTTTTAGTGCTGTGTCTAGTTGTCCTGCCATTATCCTCTAACCACTCTCATTTGAAAAGATCCTGCTCCACCTAGCATATATGCTCCAAGATAGCTTTGCAGCCAAGGGTATTTATCTAAAACATTATTAACAGATCCCGTGCCCTGACTCTGAATATTGTACTTAACTTGAATGTCTCCTAGTTTTACTTCTTCAATATTGCCATCTGTTCCTACATTTCCTGTCATGGCTTCAGAATCGTTTGCTAAAGCTCTGGCTAATTCATACTGTGCATACTTTATATTTACTGGAATCGTGCTGCAAGCTAGTTCGACTCCATCTACTTGATAATTATTTCTTGGAAACTTTAATGCTTGGCCGTCATCGCATCTGTCACCGTAATATACAAAGCTGTCAATCCAGCGAGTAGCAGATATTAGTGCTCTATTCTTTTGATCGTCTGTTTTATTTGTCCAGGTTGAAGAATCTGGAACTGTCTCGAAATAGGTGTTGGCTTCTGTAAGCGTGACATAGCTGTTAGCGTTAGCGTCTTTTACAGTTGCATTTATGGTGGCTGCCACGATCCAAAAGGTAATTTAGTTTTATTGTAGCGTAAAGAAAAAACCCCACCAATTATTGATGAGGTTTGATGACCACAAATTAATACTATTAAGAAATAGTAGATGTATCAAGTGGTGAGTTAACTGTTAAACGAACAATAGGAACTAAGTCTGCATCGTATGTCAATGCCCATTTGTTAGCTGTTGCTAGTTCAGCGTTTGTTGGGTTGTCTCCAGCATCACTCCACTTAGTACCCATGATGTGATAAGCACTGTGGTAGTCAACAGACATAACATCTTGCTTAGATAAGATGTTTCTATCTGATTCAATACTTAGAGGTGATTGCTGACCTTCAAGAATTGTTCCTGACTTAATTAAGTAGCAGTAGAACTCGATCTGATGACCAGATGCACCAGGAGCAACTGTATTAACCTGAGAGTCAATAACAACATTCATTCCTGCAAACTGACCGATTGATGTTTCAGTAACACCAACACCACCGCCACCCCACTGGATACCTGTTCCAGTAGATAATGCAGAAGTAGAGAAAGTTAACATACCAACCTGATATAGGTAGTAAGCAACAGATGGGTGAATTACTAAAGTATCTAGTTCTTCGCCTCTTTCTCCAAGAAGTGATCTACCTCTTGCAACAGCAGATGCAGTTAGGAAGTTAGCGTCAGTAGCACCAGTACCAGCTTTTGCTATATCTAAGTTATTAGAAGAAAGAGCAGTACCGAATACACCTTGAAGATGACTGAATAGTCTTGCAGAGTTTAGCTTGTTGATAGCATCTGCAATTTGGTTTCTGATGTGACCCATTGGATCTTCACCAGCAGCCAATACAGCAATATCATCAACAGCATACGCAAAACCTCTGTGACAGATAGTTGCGATCTGTGTTCCTGTACCAATCTTCTGTGGTGTCAAATAACCATTGTTACTTGTACCCCATGTTGCTGTACCATCTAAGATTTCCTCAGTTGGTGAGATTGGGTTAAATTCTGGAACTTGGATTCTTGTTCCACCTTCTGATGCGTCAAGAAGTGCATTACGCACAACAGCACCAGATTTAATAAATGCACTACGTTCCTTGATAGCTTCGGAAACGTATGTGCTGAGATTATTTCTCTTAACGATGTCCGCTAATAGGACACCGCCAGAATAATTCTGAAAC